CTACGCGCACAATGAAAAAATACAAAATAAAAAAATCTGATTTGATCAGAATATTTCCAAATAGAGCTCTAACTTGGCATGAAAAGCATTTTCAAAAGTTCCAGCTTGTTGACGATTGCGGCAGTTACAAATTGATACAGTCACTATCGTTTATTGGTGTTGTTTTTATACTTGTTTCAGGCGTTGCAATGTCTGCCCCAGTCATGCTTTGGTCTGGGATCAAGGGATTGATTGATATGTGGTCTGAAATAGCAAGAGTATCACTAGGACCAGTAAGGAGCGATGGATGCCCAGATTGGAAGCAAAGCACATCTGAGATTAAAAAGTCATGCGGCATTGGTGAGCAATAATGAAATCATGGTACTACCGCAAGATGTTAGAATCCGAAACATTCACCGAGGCCAAAAATTACGCAAGTATGGCCGGTGTTGATGTTGGCGAATTGATTAGGTTGAGATATTTAGTTGAATAGCAAAAAGCCGCAATTAAGCGGCTTTTTTATTTGGTACACCACACAGGACTCGAACCTGTAACCTAGGCGGTAGAAACACCTTGCTCTATCCAGTTGAGCTAGTGGCGCAATTTGGCGGAAATAGTAGGACTCGAACCTACAAGCCGATCGCTCGACTACGGGTTAGCAACCCGCTGCAATACCATTATGCGATATTTCCTGAATTGGAGCATAATATCGGATTCGAACCGATGACCTATAACTTGGAAGGATAGCGCTCTACCATCTGAGCTAATTATGCTTAAGTATTATTTTTATACTAACTTGCAAGCGGTTGTTAGTCATATAATGTGATTAACGCCATCGTCTAGGCCAATTAATCGCAGACGCTTCGTTTAGAAGCTTTGTGGGTACTCCCAGTTAATCACATTGGTCAAGATGACTGGTAACATTTAAGAGCGATACGCATTTGATCAAGATGCGCCCTGCTAATGGTTTCAATACTTGCCGCATCTCTGATGAACAGCAAATACTCAGTTACACACAAATCTCAATCATCTTGCCAATATAATCACCGCATGTGCGGTCACTAATCATTGTGTTGTGGCGCTAGCTTTTCGTTCCATAAACCCCAACCACTAGCACATACTGGAGCAACCATTAAGGTATATCACACAACACAATTGCAGTATAAAACACCTGCATTACTTGTCAACTGAAAAAGACTTTTTAACTTTGCTGTACCAATCACGCCAGTCGTTAACGGCTTGCTGACATTCAACGTAAAGACCGTGGTTATGCACTGACACTCGCAGGACTTCGGCATAAGTGCCATTCTCAGGCGCTAGCAATTCACCGCAAACATAATCACTTGGCCGCGATGGTAACTGCCTTGGTTCTTGCAATTGACTCGGAGTAGATGCGCAGCCAGTCATCATCAAGACGGCACTCGCTATCACGATATTTCGTAACATATTTAAACACCTCTTTTTCGACTTCGACAGTCTGCGTTTTCACCACTTCGCGCACTTGGGCTTTCTTCTCGCGCTCAGCTTCGAGTTCATCAGAAAGTTTGGCTGCATCGGCGTTAACCTTGGATAGCGCATTGGCCGTGTCAGCATTTAACCTAGCACGCTCTGCATTCCAATCTGATTGCACCGATGTAGCACCGTAGTCGTAGGATAGCCAGCCGTACAAAGCCAGCAATCCAACGCATATGGCTAACTTAACCCATGTTGGCACTATCATTTGTCAGTAATCGGTTTGATTGTCACCATGCGCAAAACTCCCATGACTATTGATATTAGCATGAATGAAATGCCGTAGTATTCACCTAGGTTTTCTTGGAGTAGGCTAAAATTAACCTCGATAATACCTAGTGCCATGATGAAAATTGAGAACCATACAGTTTTAGATTTTGCCATTTGAATAATCATAGTACACGCCCTAGTAAAGTGAATTGATTGAATGCTTGCATATTGGTTAGCATGAGTAGTTTTAGAATCATTTTAAGCCTCTTTAACGTAAGCTAGATAGTCTTTCATGTATACTTCTGCCGTGGCCTTGCCTGTGCGATTCCAGTAGCTTTTGCAGTAAGTCGCCATTTCATTCAGTGTTTTTGGTAGAGGGTTTTTATCCATTAAAAGGTAGCATCTAGCCACAAATACCGCGTAATCATCATTGAATTCTAGCTGCTTAACGTCACGAACAAAGCCGCATTTCTTGGACAGCATAGCTATCGAATCGCAATTATCCCAAATAGAATCATGCGTTACAGGCTCGATTTGAAAAACGCTTAATGCTGGGCCTTTAATTTGCTTTCGATACTTCCCGCCCATGGATTCGTGAGCCGCAATCATTAGCAGCAGTGTGTTAGCCTGCTCTGAGTATCTACCCATCTTGGTGAGCGTTCGCTTGATCGCTTCGTCAATTACTTTCATATCATTCGTCATATTTCACCCATAAAAAAGGACTCCTAAGAGTCCATTTTATCGCTAATCCTCGTCCGAGTCTTGAATTATTCGCTCGTCGTGAACTGGCGGCTGCTCACACGACAACCTCCACAGCGGTGATGCGCTATCGTCCAGCAGTTTAATCGCATCTTCACGACTGCGCTTTCCGTACCACATGCAATACTCGATTAGGCTTTCTGCGTATGGTGTCATGCTATTGCTTTTCATCGCCACCTTTGCCAAAAATCCTGTCGAATGCTTCCTGTTCTTTTTGTGTCATTTTTTCCAAGATATAAATCTTCCAAAAATTCCTAAGCTGTAAAAATACATTCCGTGCCACCATTGCAACGGCTGAGAATCTTGCCATATTCCAAAAGCAACATAAGCAGAAACTATGGCGATCATTGCGGTGAATTTAATCATCACTCCTGCTCCATGGCTGATAGTGCTTCGTGAATCTTTTGCATGGTTTTGCTGTCTACATCATCATCTGTACCAATAGTCATACTCCCTCCAGCCCAAACCTCTACACCGTCTTGGTTGTAGTAAACCTCAGGTCTTACCAACTCAAGCGCCTCACGCAGCATCTTGATTTGCTCGGCTTGCTTGGCGATTAGCTCGACGTGCTTGTCGTAGGAGTTGATGGCAATTGCCGCAGATTCTGTTTTGTATTTGCAGCCACGCATAAAAACTGGAAATCCATTTTCAATCAATTCTCCACCTTTATCTCCGCATATCCTAAAGCTAAGCGGCAAAGTAAATGTATCACTCATCTTAACTTGTTCCATATCTCACCCTCTTAATAAATGTAGTTGACAGGTGAATCATAACTTAGTAATCTTAACCCGTCAACTAACAGAGGGGAAAGAAAGTGAACAAACAAAAATTCGAGCGCGATATTGAGTTAAGTCTATTAGGTAAAAACTGGATTGTCGGCATTATTTACGACAGTTTCGACACGCTGCATGAGTTTGATATTCAATATCTGCAATTGGATTGTAGTACGTTTGAATATCAAAACCGTGAAGACCTAACCACCATGCTCGACTCTTGCTCGTCACTCTGTCATCAATTCGAATGCGCTGTTATCGCTAAGCTTGAAGAGGAGCGCCAAAATGTCTAACTGTTTCGGTGTTGATAGTCGAGTTGCATTCGCCATGGCGCAAAACATGCCAAAACGTCCAGCGCCAAAGATGAAAACTGACAGTGCCGAAAAGATGGAAGTCAGGCGAAAAATTGAAGATAGACGCATTGCGCTTGAACTTGGTATTAACGTGGAGGATTTGCAGTGATGGAAAAGTTTACTAAAGGGCCTTGGGAAATATTTGGCGACTGGGCAATTAATGATTCAAATGGAAGATTAATAGCTCAGTTTGAGCCTTTATGTGATGACATATCTCTTGCTAATACAGATGAAAGTTTTGCCAACGCCCACCTAATCGCAGCAGCGCCAGAGATGTATGCGTTGCTTAAAAACATACAGCTTGAGCACTGCAATACCGCTAAGCTGTACAACGAAATTGACGACCTGCTAGCCAAAGCGCGAGGTGAACTATGATTTATTTAGGATTTTTAATGGCATTACTTCCATTTGTGCTTATATTTTTTTACATAGTTAAGGAAGATGGACTTAATGTGGCATTAAAAGTATTTGGGTTTACATTTGTAATCACATCATGGCTTGTTATGGCGGTAAAAATTATTGAGGTTTATAAATGAAAACCATCACAGTCCGCCGCGAATCAATGACGCTTGAACAAATGCAGAAGGCCGTTGCTATAGCAATGATTCATAATGCGAAACACTGGTCAGTCAGAAAGAAACTGTACGTTACAAAATACGGCACCTTTGCGGTGCGTTGTGCAAAAACCATTATTGTGAGGTTGATTAAATGACAATCCACTCAGAACTGATAACGCTCATGCTAGCTTGGCAAATGGCGCGTGTCGATGGTCTATCGCAAGCCGCGGCAATCAAGAAATGCGCTCGCCGCCTGCGTGATTCGACAAAAGATAGCAAGATGTACGAATTGCTTAAAAACTTAGCTGCAACTACTGACGCGAAAGCTGTAGAATGCGTCATTCGATTGCATAACAGGCTTGAACAAGATGGGTTATTGTATGTCAGGCAGAATTAATCCTAATAGCAACTCGCAACTAGCAATCAAGGCGCGTGAGGCTGGTCAAGCAACGTTCATCGGCTCGCCATGCATTCACTGCGGCAATCGTGAGCGTAGGGCTGGCACTTCAACATCGCCTTGCATTGTTTGCGACAGGGAAAGAGTTAGAAAGGCGTATGCTGAAAATCCTGCGTCCAGAATAGCGATGTCTGGCGCATGGGCTAGAAAGAATCGCGACTATTTAAATGCGTATAAACGCGCAAGGCATCAACTAAAGAGGGAAAGTGAAAATGGCACACACAATCACGGGTAAGTTAAACAAAGCGGCCACAACGTTTCAAGCTGGCGATTCTGTAGGTTTTGGATTGCGTATCGGGGTGCAATACTACGACCGCGAAACAAAGCAAAAAGAGTGGACGAATTACGAGGCTGTTATTTTTGCAAAGCCAGGGGCTCAGGCTGATTTTTATGCTAGTTCATTGGTCGAAGGCTCCATCGTTGAGGTTAGCGGGCCAACACTTAAGATTAAACGATTTGAAGGTCAAAACGGCTTATCGCTAAGCATTGAGATAGTCGAGGCTAAAGTGGGTTATATTGGCACGGCTGGCACTGGACAGCATAAGCAGCAAGCTCAACAAGGCTACTCTCAGCAACCAGCGCAGAATACTTACGCTCCACAGCAGCAGCATGGTTATGCTCCTGCGCCACAGCAAAGGCCAGCACCTCAACCGCAACAGCAGCAATACCAGCAGACACCACAGCAGCAATATCAAAACGGATTGCCAGCAGGTGATAATTGGGATGACGATATCCCTTTTAACCAGGGCGGTAGATAGCCGTTAATTATCTACGCAGCAAATTTTAACTAACAACTAACAGACGCTAAGGCGGCTAAGAGGGTTTATGGCAAAAAATAACGATCGCGGAATGCAATCTTGCAGGCTTTGCAACACCAAAACATCAAGCCACAAGAATGATGAGTTTTATAGAATAATCGAGCTTGGAAGGATTCTGAGTGAAGATGATGGACAAAAGCCTAATTACCTAATGAAACTTGCGTTGATCACTATAGAGTCAGCGTCTGGTTGTGCTACTGATAGCGAACACATAATTGATGCTATAAATCAGACCAGAAAGATTTTTGATTCAATAGAAAACTGTATCAATAAATAAACAAAAGCCCTCAATCGAGGGCTTATTTTTTACCTGCTTCAACCTCTTTGAAATACTCCTTCCCTTGCTCAACCGCTTTTTGATGCAGTGACGTTTGCAGCACTTCGCCAGTCTTTTTATCAACTAGCACGTCTACAACACTGCACTGACATTGTACGCGGTTCGAGCCAGAATCCCACCATTCAGCCTGCTCAGTTGGCGTAAATATATCACCATGCCTTGCTGCGTGATTCCTGCGAGTGTTTGGAGCCAATGCTGACAAGTGCATCACCGCAACGCTGAAACCACCAGAAGAATAAACATCCATGTTCAAGTCTTCCGTATTCTGCATGTACGCATCTGTAGCAGACTTATTCAGCTCTGTACGCACGATTCTTAGCGCACGATAGCCTGACATATCTTTAAACGTTTCTGTCAGTTCTGATGCGATTGCGCGATAGTTAACGCCTGATGTGACAGCGCGAGCCAAGATGCCGCTTAATTGTTTGGCCGTGTCATCACTAAAGCCGACCATTGAGTTAAACGTGCGCCCGTAGACGTTTTCTAGTCTGCGGCGGTAGTATGGCTGATTTAGAATGTTCTCTAAGTCGATGCTGCGGATTTCGGCTGAAACTTCTTGCCCGACAACTGACGCCGGAGATAGGTTCTGCGCAGACTGCAAAGAATCAGAATAGCCTTTTTCAACTGACTGGCGAGTGTAAGTATTGAACCACCATTGTAGCGACCAGATAGGATCCTCGAATCCTAGCATCTGGCGATAAATTATGTTTTTGATGAGCTTATCTACTTGGTTGACTCTATCAGGAGATAGCTCATAAACATATTGAGCACGGTTAACGATGTGTGCTTTAGGCTCAAGCACAACTTCGTTAACCTGCACGACTTCAACTAGAGATTGCTCAAGAGTGGTTTTTATCAAAGCCTTAATCTGCGGCTCGATAATGTCCACTCTTCGGCTAAACTCCCGCAAGCATCTGGCGCGAATCTTACCGATGCCTGTGGGTTCGTCTAGTTTGTGGATGATTGGGCGGCCTTGTGCGATTGGCATTATTCTTTATCACCAAAAGACTCGTTAGTTGAGTCTGGAAGCTTTGAAAAATTTGCCAATACAAATCCTACGCACTTCTTATTGTCATCAAGACATAATCCTATCGGCTCGCTGACCAATGCGTTAATTATTCCAAGTGCAGAGGTTTCGAATCCTGAATCAAACATTACGGATGGTGAGCAAACAATGTCAGAATCTCTAGCAACTTCAAGGCTTGCTTCATGCTTTTTTCTTATTAATTCAGAAAAACCTTCAAAATTTAAAAGCTTGTTTAATTCACTGCAAACTTGTTGCGCATCTAATTTACTCATATCTCACCCTCTCCACCTTTGTCAGTTCCAGTGTCGACAACGTCAATGTCCATATCTTCAAGCATTGAGTTAGCGACCGAATCGACAATGTCTTGGCTTACACCTGCGCCATAAATCTTCTGAATGATATTGGCTGACTGCTCTCCCATTTTGAGTTTGTCTGACTTGCTAGGCTCGCGCGCATCAGGCCAGTCGATAACAACTTCACCGTCAGGAATTGGCAGCAATCCGAGGCCAACAAACTTATCAATGTGCTGCATCAGCAAGTGAGTTCCAAAACCATTGCGGCGATTCATTGTTCTGGTGTTGTTTTTGTCTTGGTCTTTTTCTGATGCAAGCTTACCAGTCTGATATCCCATCAGCTCAGTCATTGTCGCATTAAAACCTGCGGCAATTTCCTTCTCACACAATTCAGCCGAGCGAGTAGGGTCGCCCATGTTAGCGTTGAATGGTGTTACGTCCATGCCTTTGGTGACTAACATGCTAAGCTTGCCGGATTCGAAATCCTGCACGTCTTCATCAAGATATTCAGCCAGCTTACCAGTAGGCATGTTAGTACCTTCTTTTATGCTGCCTATCGCCCTCTGGTCAGCATTCTTTTTCGTGCCCTCTGCCGCTGACATGCGGATTTTTTCCCAGTCTAGCAGGGCGTAGAAGCAGGGTTGCATGGCTGGCTTGCCGTAGATAGTGCCATCTTCCGCACCCTCTGCGGCCATGATTAATCGGCTTGGGTGGCACTCAAACGAGCGCATTTGACCTAGTGACTTAGCGCCAGTTGAATACTCATTGATTTGGTACATTGTTGGCTCGCCATAAGTTGGCGATGTTTCGTCAGTGTCCCATTGGATTTCTTGGACTTGCGATTCGTATAGCGGAACTAGCTTCACCAGTTGCCCGGGAACTAAGTTTTTTAGCGGCTCACTTGGTTTCGCTCTATTGATGTCACGCGCAACAATCATCGAGCCAGCGTAGCGTCCTACACGCTGCTTTCTGTCCAGCGAGCGGACACGGTCTTTCAGTGCTAGCTTTTTGTTATTGAGCAGTTTTTTTAGCTCAACCTCAAAATCAGTTGTTACCGTGTCGTTATAGATAGGCTTTCCGTCCGAATCAAATTCAGTAACATCGCGAATAGTCGGCCAGTCAGACCACACTGCATCAACAGGCATATCACAGCCAGCAGCAGCTAGGCCGATGCGAATGTAAGCAGAATAATAATGCTGGAATGTTGGCGCTTCTGGATAGCCATACTGGCAAATTAGATTGCGCGTAGGCTCCATTTGAAAGCCTAGAAAGTCTGCTCGACCTGCTAGCATTTGGTTTTGAGCGTGGTATTTCTCTGAAAGTGCGTTTGTTTCAATGGCTAAGGGCGGCTGCGCTTGCCTTGTAGTTTGTTTTTTACGTGCCATGATTAACCCTCTATGGTGATACCTGAGTTTAACACATGGCTGCGTGAAATGAAAAACCCCACCGTTGCAAGCAAGAGGCTGGGTCATGTTTAATTCAAATAATCTTCTAAATCTTCAACTAGCTCAGGTATTGTCAGACCTAGCCTTTCTGCTGAATCTCTGACTTTGTTATACATTTCAAGAAACTCAACAGCCTTTGGGTTTGATATAACAAAAAGATATTCTGATAAACCAGATTTACCTATCTCTCTCCACCACGCATCCTTAATCTGATGAAACAAATGATCGACATAGGCTTGATTTAATTCTTGGCCCACTCACACACCTAATAATCAAAACTATAAGCAATACTTTTTGATGATTTTGCCAATTCTTAAATCCTTTATATCAAGACTCTCTCCTTGCTCGTTTCCAATCCTGCAGTAGCGCTTCAATAAATCTACTATATGATTGTAAGCCAGTTCTATCGTTGGATTTCTTAGTAATTCATCGTAATTTTCTGCATTACAAAAACCACCACAGAAATCATCTACGTCACCATATTTTTCTACAATATAATCTAAGTCACTAACAGCCTGACTGTACATGGCTTTAGTTACTTTTATAGTCATTTGCATTCCACCATTTCAAAACTTTGCCCCGTCTTTTCGTGATAAGCATCTATCGATTTAACGCTATCACGGCCGTATTTTGTGCCATCCTGAAACACTGCGCACATTCTCTTAGGTTCGTTGTGCTGCATGAATGGCAGTTTACCGTTGAACATGGCGACAATGTAGCCGCCGAATACCATATACAGGCACAGCGCGAATACTATGCCTAGGGTGATTTCTTTGAGTGAGGCTAGCATTTTTCGCCAACTCGCCATAAGTCATAGATAACTTCTAGAGTTGGCTTATCTACGTTTACAGACAAAAATGCAGCATCAATATCCTTTTGCTTGTCGGTGCGAGTGTCGGCTACTGAATATACGCTATGCTCATTGAATGAATCAACAGTTCCGTTTTTGCACTCAAAAATAGGATACCCTGATTTGGTATATCCTCGAATGCTCACGTTATCGCTTTCAAAGCAAACCACGCTTCCAACAGGCGGTAACTCCCCAGCATCAGCCATGGCTTGCGTGAAGATTGGCCTTAAAGATTCGATATGAGACTTAACTTTAGCGTTAGCGGTTTCGTTATCGATAAATTTAGGGTTGGTTGGCATCATAACGCATCTAGTAACAAACCCTCTGCCAATATCATCAGCTTCTTTTAGTGCGACCTTCATTCTTTCTGGTGGCCGCTTTAGTGCCAGCGCCTCAACCTGCTGTGCCGTGTTGTCATAGTGCAATCCATCATTTCCGTTTTGACCGATGATATCCATGCGCTTTTCTTCCACTGCCATTTTCTCGCAGTAGTCAATGAATTCTTTAACTGTGCAAACAAGTTTAGCGTCAGGTACAGTGCAATAATCTCTTTTTGAAAAATAATACTCACCATTTACAAAGCTGGCACCGCTAACATG